ATGCCCCTGCTGACACTTGAGCAGTGCCGCACGCACTGCCGTATCGACGGCGACTACGACGACGCGATCCTGGGCGACCTGCTGGCGGCCGCAACCGACGCGGCGTCGGCCTACCTGGGACGGACGCTGTTTGCCGACCAGCCGGCACTGGACCTGGCGCTTGACCAGTTGCCGCAGGACATGGCGGCGGCGGTGACCGGGCATGAAGCCGCGGTTGCCGCCGCCAATGCCGAGACCAACGCGGCCAAGGCAAAGGCCATGCGCGACGTTGCTGATCGCCGCTTGGCCGTGGCCACCGAGCGCAGCGCGAAGTTGCTGCAGGGCCTGCCGGCCAACGACAGCATCCGCGCTGCAGTGCGCCTGCTGCTGGGCCACCTGTATGCGCATCGGGAAGCGGTGGTGGTTTCCACATCCGCCATCGACGTGCCGATTGGCAGTGTCGCCATCGCGATGGCGCTGCCGTTCGGCGTCGCCGCGCTGCTCGATCCCTACCGACTGGCGGCGACCCCATGAACGCCGGTCACTTCAACCGTCGCATCCGCATCGAGCGCCAGGATGGGCGCGTAGATGCGTGGGGACAGCCGCTGGATGCCTGGCAAGCGGTGGCGGAACTATGGACCGCCATCACCGCCGATGCCACCGACAGCGTGCAGCGGCTGACGCTTGAGAGCCGACTGCCGGCAACGATCCGCCGCCAGCGGTTCCATGTCCGCCTTGCGGCCGCGCGGCAGGCCGGCATCCAGGCTGGCATGCGCATCGTGCACGACGGCAGGGTCTTCGACATCACCGGTGTTGCCCCGGACTTCAGTCGGCGCCAGACCACGGTGCTGTTCACCGAACAGTCTTCAGGCACGGCCTGAGTGACGCCAACCAGGACACTGCGATGAGTTACGAAGCACAGCTGCATGCGTTGCTGGGCCCCCTGCTGCAGGGCCGGCTGCATCCCGATGTTCCGCCGGAACCGGTCATCTACCCGTGTGCTGTCTACCAGCAGGTGGGTGGACAGTCCGTGTGGTTCAACGAAGGTTCCATTCCCGGACAGAAACACGCTCGCGTGCAGCTGACGGTCTGGGCAGACAGTCGCGCCCAGGCCAACACCCTGATCCGCGACATCGAAGACAAGGTCTGCGCGGGACTGCCGACGGCCGAGTCATTCGGCGCTGCAATCGCCGTGCATGAACCCGTGCTGCGCAAGTACGGCGCGCGGCTCGATTTCGGCCTGTGGTACGCCGACCTGTAAACCGCTTCATCCGTGCAACACCCCAACCCGGCAACCGCCGGGTTTTTCTTATCCAACGAGGAAATACACCATGGCACTCAAGCTTCCCAAGGGCACCCAGTTCGGCTTCGCACCGGTCATCTCCACCGCTATCGCTACCACCGCCATCTCCAAGGCCGCGCCGGCACTGGCCAGCGTCGCCGCCAACAGCGTCGACACCGGCGATGTGGTGGTCATTGAACTGCCGGGCTGGCCGGCCCTGAACAACCGTGCGACCCGTGCCGGTGCTGAAGCCACCGGCAGCGTTGAACTGCTGGGCATCGACACCACCGACAACGTGCTGTTCCCCGCCACCAGCGGTGCCGGCGTGCTGCGCAAGGCCGGTGTCTTCGTCGACCTGGACCAGCAGGGCGACCCGACCACCGCCGGTGGCGAGCAGCAGTACTGGAGCGGCACGCTGCTGGAGGACCCGACCGGCCGCCAGGTGCAGATGCCGACCTTCAAGAACGCCAAGACCATCACCCTGCCGCTGTTCTACGATCCGAAGAAGCCGTGGTACTCGGCCCTGAAGAACGTCGACGCCAAGGGCGAACCGGTGATCCTGCGTGCCAAGCTGGTCGGCGGCGACGTGCTGTACTGGTACGGCTACCTGAGCTACAACGGCGACCCGACCATGGCCGCCAACACCCCGATGGGCACCACCGCGACCTTCACCGCGCTGGCTGACTCCATCCTGGTCGAGGGCGCCTGATGTTCCAGGTAAAGGCGCCGGAGAGTTTCAGGAGCACCCTGACCATCATCGGTCACGGTCGCGAGCAGAAGCTCAACCTGACCTACCGTCATCTGCCGGTGGCTGACTACGCCAGTCTGCTGGAGCGGTTGGCCGAGGACGAGCTGAGCGTGGCACAGGCGATCCTGGACATCGTGGTGGATTGGGATGCCGATGTGGCGCTGGACACCGCCGGCGTCGAGCTGGCGCTGCAGCAGCAGGCCGGCCTCGATGGCGCGATCATCGGTGGCTACACCCAGGCCCTGCAGGTCGCACGCAAGGGAAACTGATCGAGGCGGTGGGGGCCCTGTACTGGCGGGCCCCCACCGAATCCGAGCTGATGCAGCTTGGATTGAAGGCAAAGCACTTTCCGCCACCACAGGTCGAGTTGTGGCCGGAGTGCGTGCTTCCCATCGAACTTTTCTCGCGGGTTGCCACCCAGTGGCGCGTCGGCGCAGGTGGCCCGATCGGGCTGGACTACAACGTGGTCTACCAGGAGCTGGAGCGCGAGGCACTCGCGCCGGACAAGCGCGATGAAGTGATGGCGGGAATCCGCATCATCGAACGCGCGGCTCTGGAGCACATGCAACAGCACTAAGCCGCCATCGGCACCTGCCGATGGCTCTATCATGGCCCCGCCACCGCGCGGGGCCTCCTTCATGCCAGGAGAATTTCATGAGCGATACAACGCTCAGTGACTCGGCTGCCGCTGTCAAGGTCAGCGCGATCGTCGCCTCCGCCGCACAAGCGGCAACGCAGAGCGTGAGCCAGCTCGCCACCGCTGCACAGCAGCTGCCCGTCCAGCTCACCCAGGCCACGGTGCTGCACCAGGCACTGAATACTGTCATGAGCAGCAGTGTTTCCATGATGAGCACACTGGTGCAGCAACTGACCGCGACGGCAATGAAAGCGGCTGCCACGCAGGCAGCTATCGAGAGCCGACAGGCCAACCCTCTGAGCACGGGTGCGCTGGGCGTCGCGCCGTTTGCTTCGATCAACGTACCCGACTTCGTTGAAAAACAGCGGAAGTACGGCAGTGGAATGCTCAACGGCGTGCCCCTGCTTCCGCCCGAGAAGAAAGAAGCGACTGAAGAAGCAGATAAGAAGACGGGCTTTGCCGGTGCAGGAAAAGGCGTGGAGGCTGCATTTGACAGCTATCTGAGCAAGGCTGAAGACACCGCGACAACGACGAAGGCTGCCTTCGACAAGGCCTTCGCCGGCGCCGAGACGGCGCTCTACAAGTTCGTGACCACGGGCAAGTCCGGCTTCCGCGACCTCACCAAGGCCATCATTGCCGATCTCGAACGCATCGCCCTGCAGCAGGCGATCGTATGGGGGGTGAAGACCATCGCCAGCTTCTTTGGCGGAGCCAGCGCAGCACCCAGTTCCAGCTTTGCGAGCGGGTTCGGCAACAACACGGGCTGGTTGAGCGGCGGCAACATGACACCCAATGCACTCGGCGGCGTCTATGCATCGCCCAGCCTGTCGGCTTACTCCGGTGGCATCTACAACACCCCGCAGTTGTTCGCCTTCGCCAAGGGCGCAGGCGTATTCGGTGAAGCGGGGCCTGAAGCGATCATGCCGCTGCAGCGCGGGCCCGACGGGCGCCTGGGAGTGGCGGCACACGGTGGCGGTGGCGGTGTGGGAGTCAACATCCGCATCGACAACAACGGCGGCAAGGAAGTCACCAGCAACGAAAGCATGCTGCAGCAGTTCGGCAACGAGATCGGCCAGTTCGTGGAACGCAAGTACCGCGACCTGCAGATGCGTGACATGAAGGCTGGCGGCGTCCTCAGCAGGAGTGCAGCACGATGACCGACACCTTTACCTGGGCAGCAACCAGTCAGAGCACCGGCACCACCACCGCCACCGTCAAGCGTGCACGGTTCGGCGATGGATACGCTCAGGCCGCGCCGGATGGGCTCAATGCCCGCCTGCGCAGCTACCAGCTGCAGTTCGTCGGCAATCGCAGGACGATCAGCGAGATCGTGGCCTTCCTGGATGGCCATGTGGGCCAGAGCTTCTTCTGGCGAGGCCCGCTGGGAACCGGTCTGTACGGCTGCGACACCTATACCGACAGCCATCTGGGTGGATCGGTGTTCAGCATCACCGCGACGTTCGAACAGACGTACCAGCCGTAGGAGATGGCAATGGCAAGGAAAATCATCGACCTCGATTCCGTTCAGCCGAACGGAAAGCGGGGTGAAACACAGCGCCCGGCATTCACCAAGATCAATGAGAACTTCGCGGAGGTCTACGATGCCTTGGTCGACGTGGCGAAGATCCCGGAGACCGTGGACGATGCCATTACTGAGCGCGTCCCGGGAAGAAATCTCCTCATCAACGGTGGCCTGCAGTTCTGGCAACGCCGGAACTCTGGCCGGGTCGGCAGCGGGGCAGGAACGCTCGGGGCGGAAACATTCTTCGCCGATCGCTTCTCCAACTCTGCGTTGAACTGCAGCCAGGACATCCAGCGCGTGGTGTATGACGGCCAGCAGATCGGCTATCCGGACGACACCCGCTCCATCCTTGTCTGCACGGTCTCCGGGGCCGTCGCCAGCAGTGGTGCCTGGATGGGGCAGAGGATCGAAGGTGTGCGCAGTGCCGGCGGCGCAATCACGATTTCGGTCTGGGCGAACGGCGACGTGGCCGGCCGCAAGGTGGGGGTGCGGGTCATCCAGGACTTCGGAACCGGTGGGTCGCCTGCGGCACAGACGTCCACCGAGGCGGGTGTGCTGACGTTGACCACCGGGGCAACGCGGCAGTCGCTTACCGTTACGTTGCCGAGCACCAAGGGCAAGCAGCTGGGTAGCAACGGCAACGACCACATCTACGTGGTCTTCGATCTCTGCGCCGGTGGCTACGGAGGTGCACTGGCAGGCCAGAACGGTTCATTCGGTTTCACCCAGTTCCAGGTCGAATCCGGGCGTGCCGCGACGCGATTCGATTGGCGACCACCCGGCGTGGAACTGGGCCTGTGTCAGCGCTATTACGAGAAGAGCTACAACCTGGAGATCCAGCCCAATACGCCGCACAACGAGGGCCGCGAGGCATTCTCGCTGAATACCCAGGGGACGGCCCACTACCAGAGCGTGCGATTCCAGGTCAGCAAGCGCGCCCATCCGTACGTGATGATCATTTCCGCTGATACCACCCAGCAGGATGGACACATCGCCGAAGACAACGTGTCTCGCGTTCCCTGCCTGGTCAACTACGCATCTCCATCCGGCTACGAAGTGAGCTGGACCAACAACCCAGGCCGATGGGGCGGGTGGTGGCACTGGTGGGCCGACGCTGAGCTCTGATCAGAAAAGGCCAGCCCATCAAGGGCCACGACGTTGTACCTAGCGGCCATCCGGACTTCAGGAAACCAGCAATGGCAAGAAAGACGATCGACCTTGATTCCGTTCAGCCGAATGGAAAGCGAGGTGAAACACAGCGCCCGGCGTTCACCAAGATCAACGAGAACTTTGCGGAGGTTTACGACGGTCTGGATGATGTGCAGAACGTAATCCGAGAGACGTTGGATGGGGCCACCGGTCTGCGGATCTCAGTGGGGAACCGCCTGATCAATGGTGCCTTCCGCTTCTGGCAGCGAGGGTTGAGCCGGACGGTTGTTTCCCCTCTTGCGGTGTATGTTCCGGACAGGTTCCAGATCGTGTGCACCGGTGCCGGGCAGATAGCGGCAAGCCGGCAGGAATTTGCAACACCGGAGTTCGGTGTAGCCAGCTACATGAACTGCGATCTCTCCGGATCGGCGGCCTCCACCGAGGCGTTCTTCACCCAGCCGGTAGAAGGTGTACAGACACTGGCAGGCTCGAAGGTGACGTTGAGCATGCAGACCTGGGCGAGCACGCCCGGGAAGAAGATCGGTGTGCGCTTCATCCAGAGTTTCGGGACGAATGGATCGACCGACGTCATCATTCACGCCCAGGCACAGGAGATCGGAACGGCAGCATCCCTACGCTCCTTCACTGTTGATCTGCCGAGCATCACAGGCAAGAAAGTGGGGCCGAACAGCAAGCTCCATGTGATCGTGGACCTGGCCGCTCCGGCGGCCTACGCAGGTGCGCTCACGGCTCAGTCTGGCTCCTTCTCGTTCACCTGCATGCAGCTGCAGAAGGGCGCCGTGGCAACCGAGTACGAGCATCGCAACGATTCGGAGGAGCTGCTTCTGTGCCAGCGTTACTACGAGAAGAGCTACAACGTCGACGTTGCTCCGGGAACTGCCGATGGTGCCGGTCGAGACAACCAGTTCTATGACCGGTCGGTCGGTGTAAGCAGTACATCGCATATCCGATGCCGGGTGCTGAAGCGGGCGACACCGGCCTACACCGTCTACAGCGATGTCACCGGCGCGGCCGGAAGAATAGCGGGTGCAGATGGTGGCGTTGGCACAGTTACCGCGATCGTCAATCCAGGCCAGTCCGGCGCGCAGGTCAATTACGTTTCGGCTGCGGGAACCTGGGGTTCTTCCTTCCATTGGACGGCGGACGCGGAGATCTGACATGTATCAACTTACCGACCAAGCCGACATCATCAAATGCACGGAGACCGGCACCTTCATTCCTCGCGGACACTGGATGTGGGGGGGCTACCAGGAGTGGCTGATGGCCGGAAATGTAGCGCAGCCGGCTCCGCCTCCTTACGCAGTCAATTCGCCCGAACATCAGCGGGTGCTGCGTGGGCACGCGTGGGAATGGATGCTGACGCACATTCAAGCGCGCGGCTACGACTCCATCGAGAGTTGCTGCAGCTACATCAACAGCTCCGTTCAGCGCTTTGCCCAGGAGGCTGTCGCCATGGTCGCCTGGCGTGATGCGGTGAGCATTGCCCTGCAGCGAATGGCGATCGAGTGCACGGACGGAGTGCAGACCTGGGAGCAGCTGAAGGTGTTGTTACCACAGCCCGAGGCATTCGAATGGCCAGCAGCGGACGCTGCCTAGTGACCCACAAACGCCATTGTTGCCATCGTGCCTGAGGCATGTCGTAGGCAACGAGGACCAGAACATGACAAGAAGGATAATCGACCTCGATACCATTCAGGCGAATGGTAAACGGGGTGAAACACAGCGCCCGGCCTTTACCAAGATCAACGAGAATTTCGCCGAGGTGTATGGCGCCTTGGGCAGTGTTGCGACCATCGTGGAAGACGTCGAGCAACTGAAGACGGAGATCCAGGCTGAAGCAGACCAGGCAAAGGCGGAGGTTCAAGCGGCCATCAGAACGCTTCCAGCTGCTGTTGACAATGCCATTCATGGGCGCATTCCCGGCAAGAACCGGCTCATCAATGGCAATTTCGACTTCTGGACAAGAGGAACGCCGGTGACGCAGACCGGCTATGGTCCGGATCGGTGGTTCGTTCAGATTGGATCGATGGTCGACGCTGGGCTTTTTGCAAACAACAACGTGCCAGGGGACGGTGTATTCGGTGATGCGCGTCTCTCGATGGGTGCCAATTCAAACGACAACAGCGATGCCTTCGGGCACTACTTTGTGTTCGAACAACGGGTTGAGAATGTCCGCACGTTTGCTGGCGTACTCAGCACTGTGTCCTTCACCGTCTACAACTCAGGGGCACCTGGGCGAAAGATCGCGGTTGAGTTCCTGCAGAATTTCGGTACCGGTGGCTCAGAGACGATACTGGGGTTGAACGCAGAGGTCTTCAGCCTGGATGTAGGTATCAACCACATCAGCAAGACGACCACGCTACCGTCGGTCTCCGGCAAGACAGTGGCGAGCACGAATCACTACGCGGCAGTGGCCGTGTGGCTGTCATCCGGTAGCGGATTCGACGTGCGGAACGCCGGTCTCGGGGCACAGTCGGGGCAGCTGTTCTTCGGGCAGTTGCAGTGGGAGGAGGGAGGCACGGCGACCGGCTATGACACCCGGCTTCTTTCCCATGAAGCAGCGCTGTGTGGCTGGTACGCGCAGCGCATCGACATCAATGCGGGAGACGCATTTTCGGTGTGTACGGCCCTGGGGCAGTTCGACTGCGTAGGCCAGCTGGCATTTCAACCGATGCGCAGCAAGCCCTCGGCGCGGACCCTTGGCAGCGGTGTGAACATGACCGGATTTGGCATCAACGGTGGCAATGCTCCTGGCTCGTCGTTCAACGTCATCCCGGTTTCGGTATCGGGCGCGGCGATCACAGCTGGCGTTGCAACAGGTGGCATGTCACCAGGTGCCTCGGGCTATGTCGCGCCGAAATCCGGTGGCATCAGCATCATCTTCGAGGCCGAGATCTGAGGCACTCAGCGCTGGCCATAGTGGCCAGAGCACCAGGGCCAGCCGCAGTGCGGATCGCCCAGAAACGGGAACACAGCAATGGCTAGAAAGACAATCGACCTCGATACCATTCAAGCGAATGGTAAGCGAGGGGAAACACAGCGCCCGGCGTTTACCAAGGTCAACGAGAATTTCGCCGACGTCTACGCGGGCCTGGACGAGGTCCAGGCAGTGGTCGACAGCCTGGACAGCCGCATGGCAGGCCGTAACCGCCTGATCAATGGCGACTTCCGGGTGTGGCAACGTGGAAGCACCTTCGCCGCTGCGACAGGGGCGCGCTACACCGCAGATCGATGGCGGGTGAATGCGCAGGGCAGCACCATCTCGGCATCACGCGACGATATCGCCGCAGGTGGCGGTGCAGGTGGAAGGTTGCTTGCGGGCTCCAGGCACATGCTGAAGCTCGCCGTTGAAAGCGCTGCAGGTGCGGACAACATGGCACTGGTCCAGCAGCGCATCGAGGACGTGCGGACGTTCGCCGGGAAACGGGTCACGATCAGCTTCAAGGCGCGGGCCACGGTCGACAATTTCAAGGTCGGTCTTGAGTTCCAGCAATCCTTCGGCACCAATGGATCGACGGCCGCTGACAGTATTGGCGGTGCGATCACGCTCGATACGATGTGGCGTTGGCATCAGTTGACCGTGGATGTCCCTGGCATCGCCGGCAGAACCCTTGGAACCAACGACTACCTGCAGCTCAGCCTGTGGCTTGACGCCGGCGCCACCTTCGCCGGCCGCGCCTTCGGGGCGGGGCAGAAGAGTGGCGTGGTCTATCTGGCTGAAGTACAGATCGAGGAGGGCGATACCGCGACCGACTTTGATCGCCGGCCGGAGGCACTGGAACTGCTGTTGTGCCAGCGCTACTACGAAACGGTCGAGGTGAACCGGATCCTGGGCATCACCTACACGGCAAACGGCGATTCACGCGCCTGCATCCCGTTCAAGGTGCGCAAGCGGGTGCCGCCCATTACCGCCTCACCACCTACGGCGCTCAATCTGGTGGGTTTCGGCTCCGAGGGCAGCCTCATCAACTTCAACGGCGGGAATCCCGGCTGGCAGTCCACCGTGGACGCGGCCGTGCTGTCGTCGATGTCCAACAACATGCAGCAGTGGGGCGCTGTGGTGGTGTGGTCAACCACATCGCAGATCCTTGTGTACGCCGATGCGGAGCTCTGATCCATGAGCGAGTCCACCACCGAAGCCGGTCGCATCGCCTGCTTCACCACCAATGCCTCACTGCGCCCCGGGCACCACCTCATCGTGCCATGCGGCCCGTCCGCCCAACCCTTACCACCTCTTCCCGTCGCCGCACAGGAGACCCACTCATGATCACCGCCGATGCCCAGCAACTCGAGCCGGGTGGCCGCATTACCGTCTTCGAACTGGACGCCAGCAGTTTCGGTGCCGACCAGCTGTTCTTCCACGCACACCTGCAGAGCGGTGTGATCACCTGGCAGGGTCAGGAATACGGCCCCTGGCCGATCGAAGCCAGCGGCTTTGAACGAACCAGCGACCAGCCGCCGAACCCGAAGCTTCGGGTCAGCAACATCGATGGCCGCATCACCGCGATGTGCCTGCTGTTCGATGATCTGGTCGGCGCCCGCGTCATACGCCGGCAGACGCTGGCCAAGTACCTGGATACTGCCAACTTCGAAGAGGTCAATCCGACTGCCGACCCCGCCGAGCACTTCCCCGACGAGGTCTGGTTCATCGAGCGCAAGATTGGCGAAGACAAGCAGACGGTTGAGTTCGAGCTGACTACAGCCATCGATCTCAACGGCGAACAGCTGCCCGGCCGGCAGATCATCGCCGGCATGTGTGGTTGGCTGGTACGCGGTGGCTACCGCGGCCCTTACTGCGGCTACAACGGTCCCGCAGTTGCCGATGGCGACGACGTTGCCACCGACGATCCCGCCCGCGACCAGTGCGGCGGCCGTGTGCGCAGCTGCAAGATGCGCTTCGGCCAGGACAAGCCTTTGCCCTATGGTGGCTTCCCGGCGGCCGGTCTGCTTCGCTCCTGATCCAGCGCTTCCGATTCTCCACTTCCAGGCCCGCTCGCGCGGGCTATTTTTTTGGGTGAAACATGCAACCAACAACCCTGCAGGCCATACAGGCACATGCCGTGGCCGAGTACCCGCGCGAGTGCTGCGGGCTGATCGTGGCCATCGAAGGCCGCGAGCACTATCTGCCGTGCCGCAACCTCGCGGGCACGCCCAGTGAACACTTCCGCCTGCCGGCCGAGGACTATGCCGTCGCCGAGGACAAGGGCGAGGTGCTGGCCCTGGTGCACAGCCATCCGGACGCGGCGGCCACACCGTCGGACGCGGATCGGGTGATGTGCGAGCACAGTGGCCTGACCTGGCACATTGTCAGCGTCGGTCAGGTGGACGGCGAGGCGCCCGAATGCGGTGATCTGCAGACCATCCATCCGGCTGGCTATGTCGCGCCGCTGGTCGGCCGCCAGTTCGCCCACGGTGTGCTGGACTGCTACAGCCTGGTGCGTGACTTCCACGAACGTGAACTGGGCATTTCGTTGTCCGACTACACCCGCGACGACGACTGGTGGGACAAGGGCCAGGACCTGTACAGCCTTGAGCGACTGCATGCGGAAGGCTTCGACCTGATCGAAGGCGAGCCGCGGCGGGGCGACATGATCCTGATGCAGATCCGCTCGCCGGTGACCAATCACGCCGGCGTCTACCTGGGCGACGGGCAGATGCTGCATCACCTGCATGGCCGCCTGTCCGAAACCGTGCCCTACGGCGGAATGTGGGCCGAGCGCACCCGTTGCATCGTCCGCCATCGCGAGGTGCGCCATGACTGACCGTCTTCGTACCATCCGCCTGTACGGCAAGCTGGGTGCGCGCTTCGGGCGCAAGTTCCGGCTGGCGGTGAACAGCCCGGCCGAGGCCATCCATGCGTTGTGCGTGCTGGTGCCCGGCTTCCAGCAGTACCTGATGGGCGCCAAGTCCAAGGGCATGGAGTTTGCCGTGTTCAACGGCAAGCAGAACCTGTCGCGGGATCAGCTGCACGATCCGCCGGGACAGGATGACATCCGCATCGCGCCGGTGATGGTGGGCAGCAAGCGGGGTGGTGTGCTGCAGACGATCATGGGCGTCGTCATGGTTGTAGTAGGTGTGATCATGCTCTACACGCCTGCCGCAGCATACGGACCCAACGTCATCGTCGCCGGCGCCAGCATGATTGCCGGTGGTGTCGTGCAAATGCTCTCCCCCCAGCCAAAAGGCCTGGGCGCAAAAGACAGCCCCGACAACGCCCCCAGCTACAGCATGAACGGCACCGTCAACACCCAGGCGCAGGGCAATCCCGTACCCGTCGCTTACGGCGGGCATGACAAGAAAGGCATGTTCATCGGCTCGGCCGTGATCAGCGGCGGCATCCTGGCGGAGGACCAGTTTTGAACCAGATCATTCAAATCAAACCGCGCGAGCGCGGTGCACCCCCGCCTGTACTGGCAGGTGCAAAGAAAGGCTCCAGCAACGCACGTACACCCGTGGAAACGCCAGACAGCCTGCACTCGATGGCGGTTGCCCGCATCATCGATCTTGCCAGTGAAGGTGAGATCCGCGGTCTGGTAGCGGGCAAGCAGTCCATCTACCTGGACCAGGTGCCGATCGAGAATCCGGACGGCACGCTGAACTTCTCCGGCGTGGACGTGCAGACGCGTTCGGGTACCCAGGACCAGGAGCACATCAGCGGCTTCCCCTCGATCGAGAACGAAGTCGGCGTCAACGTCGAACTGCGCAGCGATGCGCCCGTGGTACGCACCGTGTCCGGTGCCGATCTGTCAGCGGTCCGTATCCGTTTTGCGGTGCCCGCGCTGCAGAAGACCAACACCGAAAACGGTGATACCGAGGGCTACCGCATCATGTATGCGGTGGACCTGTCCACCGATGGTGGCCCGTTCAGCACCGTGCTGAACGATGCCTTCAGTGGCAAGACCACCAGCCAGTACGAGCGCAGCCGCCGCATCGATCTTCCGGCGGGCAGCCAGTGGCAGGTGCGCATCCGCCGGCTGACCGCGAACGCCAACAGCAGCACCATCGCCGACACCGTCAATGTGCTGTCGATGACCGAGATCATCGATGCCAAGCTGCGCTATCCCAACTGCGCGTTGGCGGCGGTGCAGGTCGATGCCAGCCAGTTCCAGAACATTCCAACCCGCTCCTATCAGTTGTGGGGGCGCATCGTGCGCATCCCGTCCAACTACGATCCGCTCAGTCGCATCTACAGTGGCGTGTGGGACGGCACCTTCAAGAGTGGCTGGACCAACAACCCGGCGTGGGTGTTCTTCGACATCGTCACCAACGATCGCTTCGGCCTGGGACATCGCATCCCGCTGGACTGGGTGGACAAGTGGCGCCTGTACCAGATCGCCCGCTACTGCGACGAGCTGGTCAGCAACGGCCAAGGCGGCAAGGAACCCCGCTTCACCTGCAGCCTGTATCTGCAGACCCGCGCTGAGGCATACAGAGTGCTGCAGGACATCGCCACCATGTTCCGTGGCATCAGCTTCTATGCGGCCGGGCAGGTCATGGCTTCGGCCGATATGCCCAAGGACCCGCTGCTCACCTACAGCCAGGCCAACGTCATCGAAGGCCGCTTCCACTATGCGGGCAGCAGCCGTACGGCGCGGCATACCGTCGCTCTGGTGTCCTGGATCGATCCGGATGACTTCGGCCGGCAGAAGGTTGAAGTGGTGCAGCATCTGCCTGGTGTTGCCCGCTATGGCATCAACCAGACTGAAGTAACGGCGGTGGGTTGCCATTCGCGCTCGCAGGCGCAGCGCGTGGGCAACCATATCCTGCATACCGAGATGCTGGAGACCGAGACGATCAGCTTCTCCGTGGGGCTCGATGCACTGGGCTGCATGCCGGGTGACGTGATCCAGGTGGCCGACCCGAACCGCGCCGGTCGCCGCAACGCGGGTCGCATCCGCAGTGCAGGTACACGCAGCCTGGTGCTGGATCGCATGCCGGAACAGGTCGTTGCCGGTGACACCCTGCGCGCCACCCTCCCCAACGGCCATTCCGAAGCGCGCACGGTGCAGTCGGTTGACGGCGATACGGTCATGGTTACTGCACCGTGGTCGGCAGTGCCGGTCGCGCAGTCGGTCTGGGCATTGGAGTCGCCGGAGCTGGCACTACAGCAGTACCGCGTGCTGTCGATCAGTGAAGGCGAAGAGCTGACCTACCAGATCACCGCGCTCAAGCATGTGCCGGGCAAGTACGCTGCCATCGACGATGGTACGCGCCTGGAGCAACTGCCGATCAGCATCGTGCCACCCAGCGTGCAGCCGCCGCCGAACAACGTGCGGATGGCCTCGCATGTCGTGGTCGATCAGGGTATCGCCACGTCGATGCTTACCATCGAGTGGGATGCGGCAGACAAGGCGATCGCCTATGACGTGGAATGGCGTCGTGGCGATCTCAACTGGGTACGCGCCGGTCGCGTGGGTACGCAGAGCCTGGAGGTGCGCGGCGTGTATGCCGGCCAGTACCTGGCCCGGGTGCGTGCGGTCAATGCGCTGGGTGCGGTGTCGCAGCCGATGGTCAGCGCACTGACGACGATTGAGGGCAAGACCACGCCACCGCCTGCGCTCTCATCGTTGACCAGTACCAGTCGCCCCTTCGGCATCGCACTGTCCTGGGGCTTCCCTGAAGGCGCAACCGACACCGAGCGTACCGAACTCTGGTACAGCACCGGTCCCAACCGTGAGAGCGCGATCAAGCTCGGTGACTTCGCCTATCCGCAGGCGCAGCACCAGATGAACGGTCTGGCCGCAGGCGTGCGGTTCTGGTTCTGGGGGCGCTTGGTGGACCGCAGCGGCAACATCGGGCCCTGGTATCCCCTGGATGTCGGGGTGATCGGCGAATCGAGCAGCAACCCAGACGACTACGACAGCTACTTCGCTGGCCGCATCAACGAAAGCGCCTTGGGTCAGCAGTTGCAGCACAAGATCGAGCGTGTCACCGAGGTATTGCCGCTGGTCTGGGACGCGGCTGCTTCGTACAGTCCGGGCCAGACCGTCATCCACGACGGCCGGATCTGGAGCTGGCAGGGAACCGCAGCGGGCAACGAAACGCCACCCGGTACCCACTGGAAGGACGTGGGTGATGCCATCGCTGACGCTGGCGCCGTTGTTGGTCGTGTCGACCAGCTTGAGATGGACGTCACCGAGGTTGATGGCAAGGTGGCCGCACAGGGTCAGAAGGTCGACGGATTGTTCGCCCAGGTCAGTGACCACAGCGCGGGCGAGGAGGACTACAACGTCGGTGAGAACGACGTTACTGCCGGTGCCATCACCGTCTACAGCGTAATGGCGGAGAAGGACGCGGCGCTGGCCAAGCGGGTGGATACGGTCGAGGCATCCATCGATGGTGTTCCTGGCAAGATTGAAGGTGTCAGCGCGGCCGTGCAGCAGGTCTCACAGGCCGTGGTCAACCTGGATGGCAAGGTCAGCGCGACCTATACGGTCAAGGCACAGATCACCAGCGCCGGGCAGATCTACATGGCCGGTATGGGCCTGGGCGTGGAGCAGCAGCCTGATGGCAGCTACCAGAGCCAGATCCTGATGCAGGCCGACCGCTTCGCGCTGATCAATGAGAGGAACGGGCAGATCACCACGCCCTTCGTAGTCGAGAACGGGCAGACCTTCATCAGTCAGGCGTTGATCGGCAACGGCAGGATCCAGAACGCGATGATCGGTGACTTCATCCAGTCCAACGCGGTGGGTGCCAAGGGCTTGCCGCGTTGGCGGTTGGACAAGAGCGGTGCGATGACCATGACAGGCCCGGACAACGGGGGCTATCTGACCATCGTTAACAACGTCATCCAGGTATTTGATGCAGCCGGAACGCTGCGCGTACAGATGGGGGTGTGGTGATGCCTGCAGGAATTCAAGTATTCAATGCCGACGGCAGCCTGGGTTACGACCCTCGGGGCAGGCTGTTCCGCGTCCTTGCGCGTATCCAATATAGCGTGGTCGATGGCAGTGCCGCGTTTTCCCGGCAACCGGAGGATACGGATCTGACGCCGGTAGCCCTCGGCTGGTATGCCCCGGACTTCAGCATCGACATGGCTGCCGGCACCATCAGCTGGCGACACGTCAATGTTCCTCTCAACCGCCGCTACGGTGGCACTGTCGAAATATGGACGCGCTGACATGACCGCAGGAATCAAGATCATCAATGACTGGGGTACGGTGTTGATCGACGACACCTTTCCCACGCTTGCCATGCTCGCCCAGGGAACCACTACGCTGGATAGTGAGGGCAGCCGGTACATTGGCAATCATTCAGGCACCGTCGCGGTGCGATCGACGTCAGTTGTGGGCTATCAGTACTTCAACGAGATTGATGGCTATCCCCGAGGACTATTCCTGTTCGGTCCGCCTGGAGCGGTCGTGGAGTGGTATGTCTACGCACCGCCACAGGAGCCACCGAGCAACTTCGGATTGATCATTCGCGACGGTACAGGGCGGTTGACGTTCGATGCGGGCAGGAAGGCTGCACGCGTTGCCGGGTTGCGTTCGTCTTCGAGCCGGCCCGGCTGGCAGGGCACCGCCGGATTCGATCCGGGGCGAGCCTGGGCAGTGATGCCACTGATCTATGCGTTCGATTCGGTCAATACGTTCCGGCGCTGGGGTGATCCGCAGGAGTATCTGCAATACGAGGATGTGAGCATCTCGGGAGGCGCGGTAAATGGTGGCACCATAACCTTCGGGATGACGCAGAAGAGCCGGCGTACCTATGGCCCCTACTACGGGAGTCCCTTGCCAGCCGGATTCACCTATGCCTCGAACAACGCGGCTCTTGCCGTGATCGACGTGACGGGCTATTAG